CAAAATAAAAAGAAGGAATGTCAAAATCAAATAGACGCTAGAAAAGTTATTTTAGAAAATTATTTTGATGATGGATTTATATTAAATAAATTTGAAATTGATGGTATACAAGCGATTAGAAAGCGTAACCCTGAAAAATGGAGTTATAGTGCTGATTTAACAAAATATAAAAAAGAGATAAAAGACAAAATAGAAGAAAAAGAACAGTTAGAAAGAGAAGAAGGAATAGCAAAAAAACAGGATACAAGTTATTCATGGAGTATTAGATGAACAAAATGGAAAAGATAGAAACAGCGTT